GGCATTCGGACGATTAAACCATTTAGATTTCTTAGTAGTAGAGGGTATTGATAATAATCGTGCAGAATTCACTATGGTAGAAGTAGCAGAAAAGGAAGAGGATAGCAACCCGTTTGATGATGTAAGCGAAAAAGTTGTGAGCTATGAACAAGCTTCATCTGGTACGAAAAAAGGATTGGAAGTATTACGATATGTTCAAGGTACATTTGTACGAGAATTATTGTCTGAAGATGAAATCACTCTAAACGTATCTAGTAACGAAGATCCGTTTGCTAACAATCCAATTGAAGTAGATGAAGATTCATTGCCATTCTAAAGATATATCTAAAGATAAACTGGGAGTGTTTATTATAAGAAATTACGTTGACGAAAATCTAAGAGTATCTGACGGAATTAAAAACGTGATGAATATTCTAATGTTAGAAAGAATGCCAAGTGGTAATGAGATTATAAGTACACTTAACGATTATACGTTATATAACTATATAGCTAGACACGGAGGTTATCGTAAGTTCGCCGATGAGTTATGCTTAGAAATAAAAGACAGCGAAACTAAACTTGGACAACGTTACGAACATATAGTTACTGCTTTGTTGGAAGATAATGATTTTATAATAGAGGAAATGACCACAAAGCATCCATTCGACTTGTTGATAAATAATTCTGTGAAGGTGGACGTTAAAGTCGCTAGACCTTCTTTGACAAGTGACGGTTCAAGAGCACATGCTTTTGGTATCAATAAAAAATACGGTTCATGTGATATCTACATTGCTGTCGCATTAGATGAACAAGATAACATGGAAAAGTTTTTAATAATTCCATCGCATCATCTAAAAGTAGTAACTCTATGTGTAGGTAAAAACAGTAAATACGATATCTATAATAATCAATTTAAATACATAAAGAAATACAGTGACTTCTACAAGTCTATATAAATTTCTAATGGCGAATTAGTTATTACTTAAGTTAAAAAATGAAAATACATAATCGAAATGGAGAGGTTTATTAATATGACAGGATTCCGTAACAAAGTGAAAAACAACAAACCGAAGGTAGAATTACAAAGTATTACAACATTAGTGGCAGGTACATATAAGGCAGGTAAAACACGTTTATGGAAAGAAGTTACTGAGCTTCATTATCTTACACCAGACGATGTACTTTTGATGGCATTTGAAGACGGCTATGAAACATGGGAAATCGACAATATTGTACCGTTACATAAAGAGGGTACTGATGATACTCTATGGAAAGTTTGGGAGTTCTTTAAAAAATCTGTTGTACCTGACTTAGTAAAAGAAGCCAAAGAAGGTCGTATTACAAAGCTAATTGGTACTGATACGGCTGACCGTGCTATAGACGCTTGTACTGCTTGGATTCTTTATGATCGAGGTAAAAAATACGCCAAAACGTTTGTATCACTTCAGGATATTTCTGATAACACCAAAGAAAACGGATGGACTGTTTTATACGAAGAATTAAAGAAACCATTTGATACATTAAAAAATGCAGGATATGGTTTATTCCATTTAGCATGGGCTAAAGAGAAAGAAACTACTTTATATGATGGAATGAAATACAACTCAATTCAACTAATGATGAATAATACTGGACGTAAAGTCTTTGAATCTCAAGCAAGTTTAATTTGCTGCTTACATAATGAAACATCTGTGTTAGATAAGCATGGTAATGAGTTAGAGGAGAATTTAACTGATAAAAAGAATCGTGAAAAAGCTTCTAACTTCCACGAAACAAAGACGATGATGTATTTCCGACCGTCTGATTATATTGAAATTGCAGGAGGACGATTCACTAACCTTCCTGAAAAAGTTGAATACGGAGCAGAGACTTTCTTAAATGTATTTGAAGAAGCAGTTAAAGGTCAGTTAAAGAAAACAACACAAACGGTTGCAGAATTAAAAAAAGAGGAACAAGAAGAACGTGAAGAAAAAGTTAAAGAAATGACTGATAAACTAGAGAATGATCCTGATGAAGTACTTTCTCAAATTGATGAAATTGTCTCATCTATGGAGCAAAAGCAGAAGGTAGAGGCAAGTGTTGAGTTTGAGAAAGCCTTTAAAGTTAAAAACTACAAGCAAGAAAAAGGTAATTTAGAAAATTTGAAAATTGCATTAGATATTGTAACGAAAATTATTAGTAAGTAATTAATGATAATTAAGGGTAGGATTAATTTTCTACCCTTTTATTTTAAAACTGAGGTGAAAGAAATGCCGAAATGTCACTGGTGTAAAGATATTGGTGAGAAAGCAGAAATGTATTGTGACGAGAAGCCAACAGGTAAGTTTAATAAAAATGGATCACCAAAAATGTTTAGAAAGTATTTTCATAAAGAGTGTCACGAACTCCAACTGAAAGATAAGGAATATAAGCTGCTAGAGGCAGCTAAATTGACAGACTTATACAATCACATACTAAAAATACATAATATTATCGCATTAGATGGAAGAATGATGGAAAAAATTCAAGATTTAAGAAACGGTAGTGTGAAAATAAATAACAAAAAGGTAACAAAATATAAAGAAGGTGTTCCTTATGAAGTAATATTGCAGACTTACATTCACTTAGCTTCAACAATTGACAGTATTCTTCATTCAATGCATTTTAAAGAAAAATGGAATGAATTTTCATACATATTTGGAACAGTTACAAGAAGTGTAAATGATGTAATGCTTATGAATAAGCAACAAGACAAACAAATTCAAAAAGCACAAACGGTTCCTTTGACAGAGGTTGAAATTCAAGTACAAGTTAAGAATAAGAAGTCAAAAGACAACTTGGATATTTCAGAATTTTTATAGGAGGGACTAAATGAAATTTATTAATGAGTTTGTAGAACCGTCCTTCTTACACGAATCGTTGATTAACGGATACCTTTGGTCAAATCCTAGTATGTATCAAAAGTATAAATCACATAAGGTTTCACGATCAACATTTACAGAGGATGTTTGGTATTTCTACTATACTTTAGGTTTAGAGTTATTTGAGAATGGCATTCGAGATTTTAATGATAAGACAGTTTATACATACATAGCGTCAAGACCTAAAGAGGTTGGAAAGAAAAGTTATATTGAAGCGTACAATTCATTTGGTGGACATGAAACTATTTCAGAAATAATGGAAGCATGTAAAGACGATTCACAAAACGATGAGTATCACTTTAATGAAATACAGAAATATGAAAGCTTACGTAAATTACAAAGTGATTCCTTAATTAATGTAGAAGATAAAACATTGGTAACTAAGCTTTGCAAAATGTCTTTGAAGCAAGTACAAGTTTTTATTCAGCTTAAGTATAAAGAAGCTTTCGCACATATTAATTCTGGAGATGTCGTTGAGTATGATTTAGTTGATGATTTAGAAGGCATGATTCAAGAATTAAATGAAGGCGAAGCAATGGGTATTCCGTTACACGATGCACCTCGTTTAAGCCGTAAAATTAAAGGTTGGAAAAATGGATCATTGTATTATTTAGTTTTATCTTCAGGTGTAGGTAAAAGTTCTATTGCAATGGAAAAATTCATTCTCAGTTTATTTGAAAATGAAGAAAAAGCAATTCTAGCAATCAATGAAGAAAGCGTTAAGAAGTGGAGAACGCTATTACTTGGGACAATTTCAACAAAAATTTTAAAGAAACCGATTAATCGTGAAAAATTGTATGAAGGTAATTTTACAAAAGAGATGTTTGAGAAATTGCGAAATGCGGCTAAATGGGCAGAAGCAAAAGGTAGAGGATTGATTAAAACTTTAGAACTCAAAAAGTTTAGAATGCAAGATATACATAATCGAGTAGAACTGTATCGTCCTAAAGGGTATTCTAAGCTAATCATAGATACTTTTAAGCCAGATAGATCGCAAAGTGATATGGCTCGTTGGGAAGCTTTCTCAAACTCAGCTCAAGAACTACATGATTTAATTAAAGAAGATAATTACAATGTAGGAACTTTAGCGACCGTGCAATTAAAGCTAGGAAAAGAAACACGATTTTTAGATTT